GAGTTCTCTTAAACCAAGGTATTGGATAACAGCAAGAACGCTTGTTTTGGCCAGAATATCGCGACCAACTGACGTTAAGTCAGTCTGAGAAACAGTGTCTGTACCGGTAAAGTACGGCAATTTATTTGCGCCTGTCGCAAGACCAGCAAGCGCGGTTAAAGTTGCATCAAGTGGCTGTTTCCCTGCCAGCGCATTTGTCATTGTTGTCGCAAAGTTCGGGTCATTGCCCAGTGCTGCTGCAAGCTCATTCAGGGTATCAAGAGCTTCAGGTGATGAGCCGACCAATGCAGAGATAGCAGCCCGTACGTAAGCAGTCGTAGCGATCTGCGTATTGTTTGTGCCCTGTGCAGCCGTAGGCGCAGTAGGGACACCCGTTAATGCAGGGCTTGCCAAAGGCGCTTTGAGAGCCAAGGCATTGTTGATAGTTGTGCTGTAATTCGGGTCGTTATTGATCGCAGCCGCTATTTCTTTCAGCGTATCCAGTGTGCCAGGCGCACCGTTGATAAGTGCAGTTATAGCTGCCTTAACAAAGGCTGTATTTGCGATCTGCGTGCTGTTTGTACCTTGCGCTGCCGTCGGCGCTGTTGGCGTTCCTGTCAGACTCGGGCTTTCTATTGGCGCTTTGGTATCAGCCAGATCTTTTATAGACTTAACAGCTTTAGGGGTAGCCGCCATTGTTTCGCTGTCGCTGTTAGTTGCGCTACTGAGCTGAACTAATCCCTTTTGCGTTGTGCTTGCATCCTGCGCCGTATACTTGCTTTTCGCCAGATCGTAGGCTTTTTTAACTGCCAGCGAACTTGCCGCAACATCACTTCTGGTACTGGTTACAGAGTCTGAAATATCAATGCCGATAGTGCGGTTGATACGCTCTGATGTATCAATCATCTCTTGGGTAATGGCAGATACACCAGCAGGAATATTCACCGTACAAACAAGCAGCTCTCCATCTCCTAACTGATATGAATCGGTATAGGTTCTGGCAATAAATTCAGCCGCATGAATATGTGACGCTGTATTAACCTGATAGGTATCTTCTCCAAGGAGGTATCTTCCCTTCAGCACAATTGCATATTTCTTGCCTGCACTAAGTGCAAGAGAAATATCCTTACGGTGCTGAATAGTTACCTGGTAGAATTCACCAATATCCACCGACGCCGCGCCTGCGGTTTTATCACCATCCACTGAGGTGATTAACAGGTTCATCCCACCGCCAGGCTTAGGTAAGAAACCGGCATAAAATCCCGGGTCAACAATCCCCCTGAATTTTCGGTTTAGCGCGGCTGACAGATATGGTTCGTGGTATTGCACATCAGCCACCAGAGCCAACGACTCGGGTGATGGGTAAGTAACTGATGTAACAACTGTAACGTCATTCATCAAGCATATCCTTATGCTGTTGTCGTGTTTATGGCCATAACTGCGGTATATGTTTTGCCCACATACAGCGAGTCTTCCTGGACACAAATAATGGCGATTGGCTTGTTCTCGTTATCCAGAACAACCAGAGTGTTGAATGGGTAGTTTTTCCCTTCCTGCAACTGGCTTTGATCAAGGTCCATTCGGACAGTAATTATCCCGCCTGAGTAGGTTGGGACGAGGTTGATGGTGCAAAATTGACTGGTCAGTTCTGCCAGATCGAAAACCTTTGGCAGTTCTCCAATCTCATAAGTGCCATCTCCTTTCTTAGTAACCAGTGAACTGGTACCGAAAACGGCCTTGCTGATTAAAAATCGAGAGCCTTTGTTAATGGACGATTCAGCGCGCCGCTGATAGTAATAGTCCAACAACTGACTCTTATAGAGGTTTGTTGAGACGTCAGACATGATTTTCCCTAATCAATGTTGTGAAGCCTCATTGTAAGAGAAGTAACTTGTCACCCCGCCCTGCGGACGGGGTGATTGTCAGGCGTCGCTATCCAGCAACAAATCATCTGCGCGTGTGCGATCAAACGTAGGTGTCGCTTTCACAATAGTGCCACCAGGCGTTGCGGTGATCGGGGCGCTAATCGACGTAACTCCAGTAAGCGAAGTTGTATCCGAAGTTTCAAACCAGCAGAATGCTTTTTCGGTATCAGAAATCTCGTTCAAAGTGATCATGTCGGCCTGTTCATTTACAACAACCGACAAATAGAGCGTAAGCCCATCAAACACTATATGCAGTGGCAGTAGAGGCTTTACGAACTGATTAAACTTTCTGAGAATTTCTTCTGTAATTGCGGACTGATCTATCGTGCCAGTAATCCCCATTGTCCGGGCCAGGTCGTTTATGGGAATACTGATCATCCCTCTGGAAGTCAGAAACATCTCGCCGAATGTGCCGCCGGTAGTCTCCAGTGTGCTTTCTGGTATTAGAACCGTGCCATAGGGATGACGCTCAAGGTCCACCGGTGCATATATCGGATCCCATAAAACAGAAATACCGTTAAATTCGCGGTAAATTGTCTGGTTTATAGGGCGTTCAGTCCCCTTAAAGTGAATCTCATCAAGACGCTGTTGTAACAACATCGGAACGGAAGATGAGTTCGACGTTCTGATAGTAAAGAACTGGCCAAGTTCATTTGTCCTGGTCTCCAGATCCTCCTTGCTCATGGAAAAAATAGACTTCCGGTTGGTAATTCGCTCCAACCATGGGTCAACAAAGGTATCCATCATTGACTGAACCAAATCAGCCAATGATTTATAGAGCAATGACTTTTGCTTAGCTGATGTAAGCCGGTTATTAAACCAGGAACGCTGCATCACTCCTCCTCATACGAAATATTAAAGGTGGAGTTTTCTGTATCCAGATAAACGAAATCGTAAAAGCCGTTGGACTCATTCCACTCGACAAATTCCAGATAAAAGTCGCGGAAATAACCCAGCGTTTCGATAAATGCCCAAACGTCTTTTTTCTTGATTAGGATGTACTTGCCGACACGGTTCGGATCAAAGAAAGTTGAGTCACGCCCAAATTTTGTTTCCAGTGCCGACTTCAGCTCATCAGTCACGTTCTCAATGGTCAGGCTTGCCGATATCCGCCCGGTGATGGTGATCTTAAAGGGTAGTTTTCTGACCTCTTTATACGAGAATTTCTTGTTCAACTCATTCGGCACCTTCTTAAAGGCAGCCAGGATCATTTCTTCAAGCTCTGACTGGCTTTTGTTTGGATGCCATCCTGAAATAAATATCTTATTGATATTCCGAACATTATAAGCACCATCTAATTTCTCTTGCTGGCCTTCGCCCCATGCCTTTACCCAGGACAGTCCCGGGATGTTACGCACCAGAAAATACGTATAGTCCCCGCCCCATACGACCTGATCATCATAGGCAAGGTAATATTGTGCACGATTACGTGTGATCTCCGTTGTTTCGGCATCGGTACCTGCGGTTATGGGTGTCGTTGTCTTAACTGAAATCAAATTAGCTAAATTAGCCGCAGAATCGACAGGCGTCAGATTTTGGCCAGCAACCAAGGTTATATCTCCGTTGGTGCACCATACCTTAAGTGTAATGGTCGAGCCTTCTGGCGGTATTTGCCCAATTAGCCCATCACCGAATCGAACCCCCAACTGCTCGGATGGTTTATAAAACTCAACGTAGACCTGGCTTTTACTACCGGCTAACCGGAACATAGTGCTGGAAGACCACTGCGTGGTCTTACCATCGGTCGTCACGAATACTTCCAGCTTATAGCAGACAGCAGTGAGAGCCTTTGATAACACGACTTCCAGAAATTCTTTGGCAGCCGTAACGGTATATGTCACCTCCTGGATTTCCAACTGTGCCACTTCTACCGTACCGGTGCCGTCAACCAACCTGCATACATCCATAGTCATGTAAGGGTACTGGTCGTCAGATATTAAAGGCATGTTTTTGGGGATTACCGCTGGGGCATCTTCACTTGTGGCGGTGATCTCAATCATCCCCGATGACGGTGTTGGCTTGGTACCAACGTAACTATTCGTTTCTGCCGCTGCCAGGATAGAGGAACGCCGCGTCGCGGTCGATATAAAGCCTTCAGCCAGCGCCGCATCGGCATACTGAAAGCACCTGTAGACAATCTGGGTAATAAACAATGTCAGCATCGAGACAAATTGAGAGCCGACAAACTTCGACCAGAATGAATCTTTCTCGACAAGCTCTTCAAACTCTGCACGAATACTGTCTTTAGTCGGTGTTGTTTTACTCATAGCACCACGTCCTGTGTGATAGTTATATCCCTGATACGAATGGATATTTTCAACTTATCAAAAGCATCTCCCTCGGCTACTGACAAGCCAGAAATCGGTATGTCAGGTAAATCTACCGTCAGTTTTTGCAACAGCATTGCCTCAACCGCAATTTGAACATGCGACAAGTTGGTCGGTTCGTGTTTAAACTGCGGTAAAACATTGCCCCATGACGGATCCCCGTATACCTCACCCTGATAAGTGTTTAGCCACTCATATAAACGAGCGCCCCAGGCCTCCTCCTGGGACTCATACGTTTTTACGCCGGATAACTCCAGCGTCAGCAAAGGATCAATTTCGTTATTGTTGGCCATCAATCAACTCTCGCGTAGTCATTCATCAACGGATCATCAATTGACAGTGGCACCGTGCGCATAACGCCCGGTTGAGGCGTGCTGACCTTTACGACAGTTCCCTGGCCTTTCGCCGAGTCTTTAGTGTGCTCTTCAATCCTGGCAAGCAATGAGGTCATCTGCGCAAACAGCCGCTTCGTTTCACCATCAAGTGAAACGGTATTATCAGCCAACTGCATTGTCGGCTTGGCACCGGAGCCGCCAAGGTCACTAATAACCTGTCCGTCTATCTGCATACGACCGGTTGGTTGCTGCAAATCGTTGGCGGCAGTCGTCACCTGGGACGTGGAGGCTGGTTCAGGCGCATTATTTTTCCGCATCCCCGGCGAGTTGCGGAGTTTATCGAATAGTCCATCAATCCCCATTTGTGCGCCGAGCTGGTCAAAGTAACTTGAGTTGTTGGCCACCGGACGCGCCTCTTCAACTGGCATCGGGGTATCAACATACACATTGCCAGCTGCTGTTGCGGTCCCCTTCCCTCGTGCACGTTCTTCGAGCGTTCCCTGAACGACTTCCCGACGCATACCCCGGCCATTCATGAATTTGTTGACCAGATCGTTAACGCCAACAGCATTGCCGATTTTGTCTACCAGACCGCCTTTCTCAAACGGGCTATCACCAGGGGTAAACGCCAAGCCAGTAGACTGATCGATAACAGCGTTATCAGGCAGTGGTCCCCTCACTCCATATTGCGCCCCACCCTGTGCTCCTGCTCCAGGTGTATAGATTTCACCACCTAAATAGCGAGCACGATGAGTATTGACCTTGATCGCGTACTCACGGTTTTCTTTCGATAAGTCACCTGTGCCTTTTTTCCACTTATTGATAGTGCCAAACCCAGCGTTATATGCAGTGATGGCCTCGTTTAAGTCTCCATTGGCTTGCTTCAGATACTTGCTCATGAGAAGAGCCGCAGCTTCTGCCGATTTTTCCGGATTAAAAGAATCTTCCCGGGATAATCCAGTTTCCTCACGAGCAACGCTCGTAAACTGGAACATTCCGAGAGCGCCACCACTTAGCTTTCCATTTGGTGATCTTGTAAGCGTAGATTTTGCGTTAGGATCACCACCAGATTCAGTTGCAGCGATCGCGTAAAGAGTACCTTCAGGAAGGCCATATTTATTCTCTAGTTCAGCAAAATACGGAGCCAACTTATCGAGATTTGCCTTACCTTCAGCGCCAAGACTTCCGACTTTTACATCCAAGTTGCCATTATTGTAGGTATCCGCAGCTTTCTGAATGTCATTCCTGGTGCCAGTGGTATTAAGCGAGGATGATGACGAGCTATTTTGACCAATAGCTTTATCAATTTTCTGCAACGCGCTATTGCCCGTTTCTACGGCATTTGCATTGATAATCTGATTGGCAGTTTGTTTAACTGTTTTATTGCTATCTTTCGCTGTGTCCAGTGCCGCATTTATCACGCGGGTAGCAATATTACTCTGTTTGGCATCGGATTCAGTTTTAGAATTAGACGTCTCCTGGTGGCTATTAACCGGAGCTTTTAACTCTGGAGTGATTTCTTTCGCATTAGCCTCGCCGATCGGATTGGGTATTTTTGATACAATCATTGCCGCAGGGGTATTTTTAACGGCATCAACCGCTGCATCTAATGCTTTACCGGGTAAATTTTTAACCCCATCCCAAATATTACCAGCCGCCTCTTTAATGTGTTTCCCTGGGTTCTTAATGAAATCAATTGCACTATCAATTGCATCACTGAAAACCTGTTTCAGGTTATCGACAGTAAAGAAGTCTTTGATGGCATCCAGCTTTTCAAGCAGCTTATTAGATGTATCGCTAAACCATGCTGAAACAGCATCACCAATCTTTGCTGTGTAATCATCGAACTTGGTAGAAATCGTGTCGCCAAGGTTAGAAATATATGTTTCTAAGTTGGTAATCCCACTATCAATGGCCTGGGCAATACTTTCCGTCGAAAATGATTGCAACATATTGCCGATATCCTCAAATCCAAGTGATTTGAGAACCTCACCAATGGCGCTGCTAATACCAGATACCAGTCCCCCCATATCAAGAACATTAGCTAACGTATAAGCGGCTTTTTGCTGGAATGATGGATCTTGTCCTGATTTAAGCCCAAACGCTCGACGTTGCGCTTCTGTATCATTCCAACCGGTTACCGCATCATAAATACCTCCAGCCACTGTGCCGACCAGGGGAATTGCGCGTAACGCCCCTTTACCAACTGCCTTTAATCCAAGTTTACCTGCTGCCCGGGCAGCCAAATCTCCGCCTTCATGGGCGAGAGTCTTCTTGCCACCACCGCGTAGCATTCCTACAAGTTTCTTTGCCCCCAGAGCGCCAAAAGCGAGTGCTCCAGCTTTTTTCAGCATGCCACGCCCCATTAACAACGACGCGACGCCACCGGCCCCCTTCCCTAACAGGCTAAATAGTTTGGACAGCAAGCCGCCCTTCTTTTTCCCGGTGTTTTTGGCTATCTGATCAAGGGCGCTGAGAATCTTGTCATTGCCCTCTTTAATTTCGCTGGTCTGCTCCTGAAGTTCCTGAACCGTCCGTTTTTGGGTGTTAACCTGAACGACATCGGCACTATTTTGCGATTTACGCCTAAAAAAACCTTTTCTACGGCTGTTATCGTCATTGCCACGAATCACATCGGCAATAGACTTTCTGGCACCATTAAGCGATCCACCAACTTCTTTTGATATCCCGCCAAGCTCCTTCCCTGCTGCCCACAATGGACCAGCAACGGCATAACCTAACGCATCGACGGCACGAGTCTCTGAAGGGTTACCTATGCCTTCAGCTACTTTTGACAGTTTTTTTAATAAACCTGATTCAGCATTTAGACGCTCATCATCCTCTTTGCGCCTGGCCTTTTCAGCACGTTCAGCACGGGCATCTTCCGCTGCGGCCTTACTCCCTGACTTTCCAATAAAACGACCACGCGCATCGCGTTGGTTTTGGCTTTTTTGCGCACCGCCTTTTTGATCGAACATTTCGCGAGCGTGTTCGGCTGCTTCGGTCCGTTGTGCCTTTATATCCTCTGGTATAGCCTTCCTGCGTCGTTTTTTACCCTTTGGTGTAGTTGATTTGGCCTGCTGTTCCTGTTGAGCAATGCCCTCCTGAACTACACGAGAAACGTCCCCTAAATTAAGCCGTTTCATTGCGTCAACAATAGGGTCCACTGATGGCGCATTGGCCACAAAGTCTGGCCGGGAATTTTCGATTGTGCGATTTAATGCCGACACACTGCGAGAGACAGGATCAACAGTTGCAACGCGTCCCCCTTTCAAATCTTCAACAGCTTCCCGGATACCTGCAAGCTCTTCCAGCTCTTTTGCGCTGGCGGTTTCAACTGTCCTTATAACATCGTCAATGTTGGCGTTTTTTCTTTCCATGATCTTATCGCCTACCGTTTCGGTTTAAGTTTTTCTTCCAGCTTCTCCAACAGGAAAAACGCATAGGATTCAGTGAGCCTTTCAGCGTCCTGAATCGGTATACCCCCATACAAAACCAGGTTGGACACTAAGGTCTGATAGCTTTTCAATCCCCACCTGTGGAATGAAGTCGGTAGCCCGAAAGGGCACCCACAGACGGGTATACGCACCCTCTGTGGACTCCTTTTTATCTTGGTTTGGGCATTTATGCGGCGGGAGACGAAGACGCATTTCACCTTTATCGATGTAGCACGGTAAACCATGTTCGAGCTTTTCATGAGCCAGTCGGATGTGTGCCGCCAGCTTCATAAATTCAGTATCAATGGCCATCCGTTTAATCGTTTCATAACGACGCTCGGCCTGATCTTCACGAGTACCGCTAACATCGTTATAAAGCTCACACTGATAAGCGAATTCCCAAAAACGCAAATCAACGATCGCTTCTTTGAATTCCGCGTCGTCTTCAGGTGGCAATGCTGCACGGCGCATCTCCAGCATTTCCATTGCCCAACCATCAAGCGGCACGATACGCCATTGATAAGGTACTCCCTCTACAGACACCTCAATATCGTCAATGAAAGGTTCCACTTCCAGGACCTGGATATCTTCAGCCAGAGCATTCATATCGCAATCGTAATAATGCTCTTTACCGCAATGTTTACAGGTGTAGGTGAATGACTCGACCGGTGTTTCACGGGAGCCGGTAAATATCCACCATAACGCGGTAATCCGGTCCTGCGCCGTCCATGTCAGGGGATCATGTTTCGCGGGCTCAGCCAGCAAGGCTTTTAAATACGTCGTTGTCTGTTGTTCTTGTTCCTCCGGTGTTATCGAGTTGAAACGCATCGCATCAGCAATATTTGGCTGACGGAACTGGATCAATTCAGTTGGCCGCGATGGTAGCGGGAAAAGGGGTAAAAGCATCCTTGCTCCTTAATTCAAAGAGAAAAACTAAAGCCCAGAAGGGAAGCCAAAGAACTTGAGGATTGGTTAAACGTGCTGTGCAATGCGAAGGTCATTGGGAATGACTTAAATTCCGTAACCTGATCCCGCGCATAGGTGACATCGCCGGTAGTGACCGGGAATACCGTCATCTCATTTTCCAGTTTGGTTAAGCCGGAAGACAGCAACCGATAAATACGCACATTGAGCAAATATTTAGACGGTATATTCCCGGTACCGTCCGGATTGATCACCCGACTTTTTGCCGTCTTAAACCAGTCCAAAACGAGGCCATCAACGGTATCCCTGACCATCATTGTTATCTGCCCAGGCGAACGCTCCGTTGGTTGAAGGATATTCCCTCCGCCGATTTTAATCGTTTCATATTCGATGCTGTAATCGTGGTAGGTAATGTCTTTGGCAAAGAAGTCTGCCCCCTCCAGTCCATCAACTTCGACAGAGAACTGCCATCCTTGCGCGAACAGCATTTTGTTCATGATGATTGACGTCAGCTTACCAACTTCCCGCTCACCAACGCCGGAGCCAAATAATGTCGTCGTTAATGCCGAAGATACATAAGACTTTACTGAAGCAACATTAAGCCCCATATCAGCCCCCTCACTTCAACATGGATGAGAAAAGAACAATCCCCGGGATAATTGCTCTTGTTGCGCTCATTTTCTCTTCCAGATCCAGCTTTCGCTGATACAGCGTGTTCTCGTCGGATAAATTGCTGGCATCGAGTTTCCCCGCGATAGATATTCTTCGCAGGCGATCAGTGTTAGGTATCGCGATTAACACTTCCAGATAGTCAGAAAGTAACCCAATGATTTCAGGTGGCACTTCCCCATTATCCAGATCCATATCACGTAAATTAGCCAGATATGACACATTCAGCGGGTATACCGCTCGATGAGTATCTTCAAGCTCGATATTCCCATCGTAAACATCGGAGTAGACAAGATCGCCGGTATGATCCGTAACCGATACGAGCGCAAGAAAATCAGCAGGGCAAGCAAGTGATTTACAGGTCTGATCAGTGAAGCGTATCCGCTTGATGTGTCCCGCCCTATCCTGGTAGGTTCCCAATGCTTTTCTTAGCAGGGATTCCAGTAAGGCAGGTTCATCCGCAATCAAAGGTGTGAAGCGGGATTTGACGTCTTCGAGTAATTGTCGTGGTGTCATTGAAACCTCGTAGAATCTAGTTTGTTAACAGATTCTACGAGTTGTCATTTGTGACAGTATGCTCGCAATCGTAGTGATTACTACCACCAACTGCTAGCTTTCTTCTCTCTAGCTTTTCCTTCGCTTTGCAGTAAATCTTTACTTCCTGTAGAAATATTTCTATTTGCATCAGCCTCAGACTGAATTACATCTGTCTTAGCTGCTCTCTCCTTCAACTCCTGCTCTATAAAATCGTTTTCTCGCTGGACACGAGCCGCTTTTGCTTGCAGTTCGAGTTTCATGCTTTCGAGTTGCAGCTTGCGAAGCTCATCCTCATAAGCTTGATCTCGCTTCTTGTCATTTGCTAGCTCGGCTTCTCGTTTCGCTCTACGTTCATTTTCTGCAGCAACACGCTGTTTTTCGCGTGCAGCAGCGGCAGATGCTGCTTTTTCTCTTCTAATACGTTCAGCTTGTGCTTGTTGGCGAATAAGTTCTTTTCTGGCATCCTCAGCTTGCTGCTCTTTAGCTCGCCCTTCATTTTCCGCTTGAGCAATAGCAGCAATTTGACTTTGCAACGAGTTAGCCAAGGCAGTGCCTACACTAAACGAAGAAAAGATTAGAAATAAAATAATTTTATTCATAAATTATTTCTTTTCTGGACAAGTAGCATTTGGCTGAATTCGAGTTTCATTATCTTTAGTTGAAATAAGCACAGCAAGCCCCGTTGTAAACTGGCATGCTTTACCAACTTGAGTTGAAGTGAACACCTTAGTTCCTTCTTTATAAGTCAGTGAAACACCTTCAACAATTGTTTTATCACTAACCAAAGAACCAGCCGCTGCACCAAGAGCCGCACCACCAGTACCGCCAGCTACAGCACCCAGTGTCGATGTGCCTTTAACATTATAACCGGCAACGCCCCCAGCAACAGCTCCCAGTACCGCACCAAATGTCTGTGCCGCTTCTTTATTAGCTTTATTATCAACTTTCACTTTAGCTGGAAGCACAGAGATAATATTGACTGTCTTTGTTTCCTGCTTCGAATTCAATTGAGCGGTATCATAAACATCGGCAGCATAATCAGCACCGCTAGATTGACACCCAGAAAGAAGAATTGCAGATACAACAAGAGCGCATAAAGTATACTTTTTAGACATAAGAATCATCCCAGAAAAACAAAAACCGGCGAGAAGTTACCACGAGAACGGAAAGTAAACAAGAATACTCCCATTGACTTATATCAATTAATCAACTTTTTATAAGCTATCCCTAACTTATTGTGTATAGCTGAAAAGTCAGAGACAAGTTCACCATCTGCATTATTTCTTAAGTTAATAGTTTATTGCTAACTTAATTTATGTATCGACTATTGATATCCATCTTAAAGTTACAATATCCCTCTGCATTATTTTTCATCACAAATAATATATCTATTGCACGACACTAATCTGCTCTAATAAATTTGTATTTTTAAGTCGCGAATGCTATCTTTTTGCATCATATTGACCTTTTAATCGTTCAGGCTTATAGTTTCGCCGTCGTAGCAAATTCTGCGACCGGGTTTAGCAGCCTGAATGATTGTGCGGACAGCCGCAGATATCCGATATTGCGGTATTTTTGTGTCCGTAAAACCGCGTTACGCCCAAATTATGGTGGGGCGTGATGGGGAGGCTTCGGCCTGCTGGTTTCACAATCGCCAGTCTGCTAACCCCGTCACGTCCTGCCACCTGTTTAGCAGCGGGTAGCAGGTTGTTAAACCTGATTGTGAGGCCGTAACTATGGTTAATGCCAATCCTTGCGCACGCCAAGAATTCATCTGGCGTTTCTATTCCTGCAAATAACACCACTATCACTTCGTCATCGCAGCAACAGAAGACGAAGCACGCTCTCAATTGCCTGATGGCCCCTGCATTTTTACTGCCCGTTTTTCAACTAACTCGCGCAATTCACTTAGTTACTGGAACCTCCCCTTCTCTGCCGACGTTCAGGGGGTTTTATGAAAAAACCTCTCGTCACCCGTAATGACATAGCCGAAGCGATCGCCCTGCATACTGCCTGTATGCCGACACGGGAGATCCCCGGCGCAATTGCCAACTATTTCATGATAACCAGACGTTTTTATACCCGAACAGATAAGGCTGTGATCAACAGGCTACTGATAGCCGAGATCAGGGATTATTTGATTGAACAAGGACGTCTACGTTACGCAACGGTGGCAGCAGAAATGAGAAAGGAGGCACATAGAATGACCAGTAATAATTTGAATGTTAAAAAACCAGCATCTGTTGCTTCAGCTACGCCATCACCAGCTGTGAATGTTATCTCCAACACTGGAGACACAATCGACAGCCAGACGCTGTTAAAGATGGTCAATGAAGCGCGTAAGTTATGTGGGGAACCAGAGGTTCGGAACAACAAATTCATCAAAAAAATACTCGACGAATTAGAAGGTGAGGACGGTTACACAAAAAGTGCAACCGTGCCGCCAGGTGGCGGTACGCCTATGGTTGTCATAACCATGGCCTACAAACAAGCCCTGCGAGTCGCCGCGCGCGAGTCAAAAGCAGTCCGCCGTTCGCTGATCGACAAACTGGAAGAATTGCAGCAGGCAAACTCCCCTGCCCCATCGATCCCCCAAACATTACCAGACGCTCTACGCCTGGCTGCCGAGTTGGCAGAACAGAAAATGCAGTTGGAACAACAGCTGGTGGCCGCAGCCCCTAAAGTCGATTTTGCCGACCGGGTATCAGCGGCTAATGGAATCCTGATCGGGAACTTTGCAAAGGTCGTTGGACTTAAGCAAAACGCCCTTTTCTCATGGTTGCGCCAGAACGGCATTCTCATGGCTTTTGGTGCGCGCAAAAACGTACCGCGCCAGCAGTACATTAACGCCGGGTATTTCACGGTGAAAGAAGTGGTGCTGGATGATGAAAATGGCTACCAGATACGGCTGACGCCCCAATTAACGGGTAAAGGCCAGCAGTGGTTAACTCGCAAGCTACTTGATGCTGGTTTGTTAAAACCAGTAGCAATAGGTTAACAAAAGAAAAAACCTGCCAGCAAACTGGCAGGTTTCTGAGCAGATCGACCAACCCGATCTGGATCGAGTCAGAAAAATTTGCTCTAATAAATTTCGTTTTCTAAGTGCAAAGAATCACCATTTCGAGCTGGTGATTGAAGGTTGATGCAAATTTGGAGAAAAAATGCAACAAACATTCAATGCGGATATGAATATATCAAACCTTCATCAAAATGTCGATCCTTCAACCACTCTGCCTGTTATTTGTGGTGTTGAAATTACGACCGACCGCGCTGGCCGTTACAACCTTAATGCTCTACACAGAGCGAGCGGACTCGGTGCCCATAAAGCGCCAGCTCAATGGCTAAGAACGCTGTCAGCCAAACAGCTCATCGAAGAGCTTGAAAAAGAAACTATGCAGAATTGCATAGTTTCGTTCGAAGGCCGTGGCGGCGGTACGTTTGCCCATGAATTGCTCGCTGTGGAGTACGCAGGCTGGATTTCTCCCGCGTTTCGGCTGAAGGTAAACCAGACATTTATCGACTATCGAGCCGGAAGATTGCAACCTGCTATTCCGCAGAGTCTCCCTGAAGCTCTCCGTTTGGCTGCCGACCTGGCAGAGCAAAAGCAACGGCTGGAGCAAAAAATGCTTATGGATGCGCCTAAAGTCGAATTCGCCGAACGCGTTGCTACCGCCAGCGGGGTTCTAATCGGCAACTATGCCAAAGTGCTCGGCCTGGGCCAAAACTATCTCTTCACCTGGTTGCGTGATAACGGAATTCTGATCGCAACCGGTGAACGCAGGAACGTCCCCAAACAAGAATACATATCCCGTGGGTACTTCACCCTCAAAGAAACCGTGATCGATACAAGCAACGGAAGCAGGATTTCTTTCACGACTCGTATAACCGGCAAAGGTCAGCAGTGGCTAATGAAGCGATTGCTTGATGCTGGTGTGCTGGTACCTGTCGCGGCTACGCGCTAACAGACGTAGTAAGAACCACCAGCATTGTAATGCTGGCTAAAGTCACTTTCCTGAGCTGTATAACGATGAGCGATTTTACTTTTTCTGGCTATGAATTGGCCTGCTTTGTAACACACTCCGGTCTATCCCGTAGCGCCGGGCATATCCTGTCGCAATGTGCAAATCTCGCGGCAACAACCAGTGAATACTTCATTCACAAGCCTCACCGCATGATCGCGGCAGAAACTGGTTATAGCCAATCAACCGTCGTTCGCGCATTCCGTGAAGCTGTAAACAAAGGAATCCTGTCGGTAGAGATTGTTATCGGCGATCACCGTGAACGCCGCGCTAACCTGTACCGGTTTACACCATCCTTTTTGGCCTTCGCACAACACGCTAAAAACGCGCTGATTGAAAGCAAATTAAAGATCTCTTCAGCCGCAACCAAGGTTAAAGCTGTTCTCGCTAAGACATTGGCTTTATTTGATTTTTTATCCACACCCCCATGTCAAAATGATACCCCCTCCCCCTGTCAGGATGACGTGGCAATAAAGAATAAGAAGTCACAAGTTAAAAAAACAAAAAGATCAGTTTCCGGCGGTGCCGGAACGACCAGACTCAAAAAATTGACTTCATGGATCGCTGAGGCAAAAGCAAAGGCTGACAATCTGCGGTTATCCAAAAAACGCGCTCAAAAACATGAGTTCAAGCAGAAAGTAGAGGCGGCTGCGCGGAAATATGCTTACCTGAAGAACAAGCGTTCGCCTGATATTGGCGGGATATCAAACTTCGATAATCTACCGCATTGCATGACGGTAAACGAAGCTCTTAATGCGGTTTTAGCCAAAAATAAAGATAACGAAAAATGGGGTATACCGGCAGGATTCAGGGGGTGATAGATTGCTCTAATCTGGAGTCACCTGGCGTTTTCAGTTTGAGGTCGGAGATGCAATCTGATTTTTTACAGTTAGCGATCGCTTTTGCAGGATATGTTTGTATTGGCTTCTGTGTATACATGATCAGCCGAAAAATGCTTGTCGATATCGACCGCAAAGAACGAGCAGAGGAGATCTTAGTATGGATTTTCTTTGGCGCGGTCTGGCCATTAGGGATCATGTTTGCTGCAACATTTCTTCTGATGTGGATATTCACCCTTCCAGGTGATTTCTATAGAAAAAAAGCCAGACATTGATACAATCGTTGCGGGTGCTTGAGGCTATCTGCTTCAGGCATGACCCGAAAAGCAGATAGAAGAAAGCCCCAGATAACATTACGCGTCCTGCAAGACGCTTAACATTAATCTGAGGCCATATCTATGCTTAGCATACGTAGATTAGCCTCTTACCGACCAAAAGGTCAAGGAGAAGCAGGCTATGAAGCAGCAAAAAGCGATGTTAATCGCTCTGATCGTCATCTGTTTAACCGTCATTGTGACGGCACTGGTAACGAGGAAAGACCTCTGCGAGGTACGAATCCGAACCGGCCAGACGGAGGTCACTGTCTTCACAGCCTACGAATCTGAAAGGTAAGAGACCTGGCGGGGAGTGATCCCATAAGCGCTAACTTAAGGGTTGAACCATCTGAAGAATGCGACGCCTCAGTGCCTCGTTAAGACGATGCCTCGCGTTCTTCAATTGCGTTTTGTAGGCTGTCAGGGATACTGTCCCACGAATGGCCACCTGTAAGCTCCAGATGACCATTTTTGTTATTCTCCACAACGAGTTAGTTCTTCTTTTCGGATCCGGCACTTCTGGGGGGGAAATCCAGCGATGGCTGGATTATGTCGTCAATTAAAAATGCGGCGAGTAGATTAGCAAATATCCACGCTTTCGCGAGTTCAGGTTCCTTTGCACGCAAAGCATCCAGGTGCAGCAAACTTTTGAGCCGCTTAAAAGCCAGTTCAATTTGCCATCGCAGACGGTAACAATCAGCCACTTGCTCTGCTGAATATTCATCTTCCGGTAATGATGTTAGCAATAGCACATGGCCCGCTGCTTCCAGCGTTTCCGCCTGAACTACTCGTCCTTTTCGACGATTCTCGCTGAGCAGTCGGGTTTTACTGATTAATGCTTTTTCGGGAGGAAGTGATACGGCAATGAGACGTGCCGGAAAGGGAGCTCCGGCTTTTTTATTACCTGAATTGCCTATCATTACAGTGGTTTCACCGTTCTTACCGCAATCCAGCCCGCGCAGAAAACCCATCATGTCAAAGCGCATTCCTTCTGCAGTTAACCAGCGCAATCCTCGCCAGTGAACCCGGACGATATAATCAGCTTCTCCAAAAGCAAGTGAGCGGATACATTCGGGACGCGAACCGAATCCCCGGTCAGCAATGCGTATCTCGTCTGCCGTTTGCGCAAATCGGTCCAGCCGTTCAGCGTCTCTGCTGTCGGTTAGCTCAAAATCAGTGAACTGACAGGTATGAGGATCATATCCCATATGTAGTCGCCATTCAGCGCTGCCGCCCCCGGGCGCACTGATTGCTGTTCCATCGACAAGACGCAATCTCTTTCCGCTTGTACAACCCGTAACTGCGGCGCGTACAGCAAGTGTTTGTGCGGCAAGTATGCCAAACCAGTCGGCGGCATTCCGCAGCCGCTTCAGGAGAGCCACGTCAGATAATGTTGCAACGTCATGGAGCTGAGCCCATGCAGTGACTTCACGTAATGACATCCCCCCGGGGCCGTAAGCCAGCCCCAGACGTAGCAGAGTTGCAGCATCACGAATTTCGCGGCGGCGGGTTAGAGCCCCGGCATTACGTGCCGAAGTATCCAGTTCTTCGGGCTTACCAATATGGGCCAGAATTGCTGACCAGTTATCGTGAGAGTAATTCATCGGCACGTTAAATCATATCAGGCGTAATACCACAACCCTTAAGTTAGCGCTTATGGGAGTGATCCCCGCCACTCTTCGTGTGTCTGGTAACCTCAATGCACCCTTTTCTCCCCAATAGTGTAAAACACAATGAAGTAGAAGGAGTTATTTCACATCATGCAAAGATTCAGACCATATCTCCCAATAGCCTTCGCGACATGATGACTTTCAGAAATATCTAGCTGTTAACAAAATTCCATACTTGCTTTGCTAATACCACCTAGATTATATATGGAAAAATACACCTAAAACTTAAACAAATTATATCCACAACAAACATCCATCTATTAGGATTAAAATTAATTTAATAATAAATAATACAACACCGGTTCATTTTCTAACAAACCGGTGGGCACCATTATTGGAATAACTTACTGATTACATTAAAAACATTAAGGGCGTTACTTGCCACACTAGACATCTTGGCTGAATTTTTTTCGATTGAGTCAAGAACACTTTCGACTTCCGATAAAGTTCTTCTGCTATCTGCATCTTTTCCTGAGTCTATCGCATCTTTAATTGCAGATATAGCAGACTCTAAATTCTCCTTAAACTCACCTGTCGTCTCATCCTTCAAGAGAAGTTCTAACTCTTGTTTAAGTTTTTCCAATGATGCTCTTTTCTCATCAGTTTTACTAATCTTCCCTGAATAACTGACACAAACACATTCTCTTTTATTGCAGACAGGACAACCATTTAGATAATAACTTTCAAACGCCTCGCCAAGATCATCATCTTTAAAAATAATCCCCCATAAAGAAAACAACCAAGCATATATATCAGCACACTCTTCATGAAGATTTTCTTTGTTGTAATTTTTATCTTCAATTGATTTAGCATAAGCCTCTTGCAACTCACCCAACTCTTCGAATAACCTGGATGAATGATAAAACCCACCAAAAGTAGACCAAATGGTTCTATTCGACGGATAGATGTCATTAATCATTCGTGGCGCATAAGGCGGAAATTGCATAGGTTTAATAGCGTTATATTTATTGAAAAGCTCATCTTTAATTCCTTTTGCGCTTCTTATTTTCTCTGGCTTTCTGTGTGTTTGAGAACAGGAACAAGGCGCCCCTAAGCAATAAGGACAGCAACTAGGAAATTTTTTATAAAATGCTTCCTGTGGTTGTATTTCAAGTTTATCACAGATTGCAAAAAGCCAAGACAATGCTTCTATATAGGTATTTTTTAATAATTCTTTATCCTGATTACCATCACGAATAAACTCACGTGTTAAATAAGCTGTTTTCCTTGTCAGATAAGAGTACATATACTCAAATGATTTTTCTTCATTTTTTTTGCTGTAAATACCTACAATAATATTGCTCATATCATTGATACGTAACATGACATTCCTCTTAAATAAGCCAATACTTCCTAGAACCATATATGCTTCGACAAAGATTAACGGACATCTTGCCTTCACAAACTTTGACGCTACATAAATTTAACCATGTGCATACTAAATATTTAAGGTAGAAAAGTATAGGAGTATTTATTAATAGGTAACTGTTAGTTTACACTCACTTCATACCAGAGTATTTACAAGATGTTATTTTACTCTATTCGCTAGGCGGTGGAATGCGGTTGTATCAAGGGGAGGTAAACCTCCCCCGAAGAAGATTAAAAGTACAAGGGATAACACTTAATCCCACTCAATCCAGTTGTAGACGATACGAAGTGACGGGCGCACAGCGGCAGTCACATCTTCGGTACTAAAGTCGATTGCATCACTGTAGATTTTGCAGTCCAACATTTCAATTGTTGTAGCAGCTTTTGTCACAGCGTTAACCCCGGAAGATTTGGATTCAGGGGTAGCAGCCATCGTGATATCAACATAGTCCTTCGCCGCAATGCGATCTTTAATGAACTGAAGAATATCGCCTTCGATAGTCTCCACGCACTGGACCTGGATTTCCCCAGAGTTTCGAATTGGACCGTGCTGGTTGAACTTCACACCATTCGGACCATAGTCCTCCACATCCTCGCGGGTCATTTCAGGAATTTGCGACGTGCGAACCAGTACGCTGATATCTTCATGGCCTGCAAAAGTGAGCTGGAATTCAGAAGATACCAGTCGTTCGCCTTTGGCCGCGTTGGCAGTATAGCGGCCCTTAATAAATTTACGGTTTCCCTTAGTGTTATTGTGCCCCATATAAAATCCTTTTACTGGAACGCCCGAACAATATCGGAGCTGTTATATATCGAAGAACCGGTCAACTGGAGGTTGACGGTGTTTTTCAGGAAATGCCCATTGCTGTCCCTGGGTGCATCGAGATCGAAACTTATGTCCTGGATAGCGACATCAATGATGTTGATCCGGCGACCAATGTTTAGCGTCACACGCTCCGGGATTCGACCACCAATACTGGCATCTTTAAGTTCCGGGCTAATCATCGCTGACAATGCGGCGATAGCTCCTGAAACCTCCGTGAATGGGTCAAACAAAGCGATGAAAGTTACTGGCAGCGTGAAAGTCGGCGGTGTTCCCCCCTCCCAAACCATTAAGCTGTTCCAACGGGCCACCGACGTTGTTTCAGTACCAACCTGCGCAAAACCACTGAAAGCACCAGCAACAGACCCCATGGACATACCGGTAAACGGCGCTTCCCAATTCTGGGCCATGTTCATTGCTGCCCCCTGGCTGATATATCCGGTAACCTGGTACTGAGAGTTCGTTAAAGTAACTTTCAGAAATGGCGATACACCATCAGCCTGGCTGTAAACCCCATAAGGTATAGGTGCCATTCAAGTTAAAGGCCGGAGTTCTCCGGCCTCCTCCTTTAGCCAAGGCGCTTACGGCGCAGTTTCATTGACTTTTTGCGGGCAAGTTTTGCCGCGCCGGTCTGGGCTTTTCGACGCGCTTTTTTCAGCGCCGATTTTTGAGCCGCAGTCAGACGTTTTTTCCGCAGGCGTTTACGGATGAGTTTGATCTCACCGTTACGAACAACCTTCTTAAATGCTTCAGTCAGCATTTCATCAGAAGTGCCAGCAACAACAAACGCCGCTTCCAGTTCGTCGCGGTCGTCGCTATCTAAACCAGCGATAGAGGCACCAACATCAGCAGCAGCGTCGTCGTCTTCATCGTCAGCCAGTGCTTCGATCATGTCATCATCTACACCGCATGCTGCGAGGAAGTCAGCAACATTTGCCCATGCTTCGTTATAGGCATCGTCCTGTTCTTCTGTAACTTCGGAGTCGTCGTCATCAGAGATACCAGCGATAGCCTGAACGAAACCATCAAGGGAGTCGAAAGTCAGATCACCGCTATCAGCCCAGGCGAAAACGGCGTCGGCCGCATCACTCAACGCATTCTGCATCGCACTTCGATTTGCAGCTTCCAGAATCATCTGGTGCGCCTGTTCAACGGTCCATTCTTTACCGTCTTTCTCTTCCAGGATTTGCTCAGGAGCCGGATCAGATGGAACGTTATCGTTAGTCTGTGCCGCCGGTTCCGGATTATTATTAATAACCGGATCTGTTGGCGGTTCGGCGCTTGCTCGGGCAGACTCCATCAGCTGCACAGGATCAGAGTTCAAAGCGAAACGGGACAGTCCATTCCCCAAAAATGCCCCGGATTGAAAAAAGTTTTTGCTCATTGTATTTCCTTACTTAATAAGCAGCGGTACGCCCTGGATACGACGGGCTACGCCAGTCGGGCAGCAGGCCCAGACTACTTCCCATTTATCGAATTCCGCCTGCGTAACTTTCAGCACATACGGTTCTGTACCGTCAGCATCAGGATCACGAGGAGCCACCAGAGCGCCGGAGGCGACAAAGCGATCTAAAAGTTTGGTCATCCCTTTAGTCAGGCCAGCCGCAGTAATACCGTCCGGGCTATGCTTCATCTGTCGGGCTAACTGGACAAAGAAACGGCTGATTGCATTCATCAGGGATGGGACGTGCTGGAAGTGCAGATAGTTATCCTGCGTGCAGCAAGTTAAAGCATCGTCGATGATCATCTGGCCAGAGGTGCCAACAGATACTTTATTGAGACGGCCCTTGACCATTGCTTCTTCGTCCGGGGTATCTTCCGGATACAGCGGTTGAATTGACGCACGAGCAATGACGGCACGTTCTTCACCAGCCGGTGAGTAATGCCAACCGCCGACATCAGAGTTTTTCTTGACGCCACGAGCTTTCGCCGCATACGCCGCGCCAGACAGACCGAAGACCACACGGGATTGGGTCCATTTGTCTTTGCAGGAGAACGGGAAGTGATAGACAGCACAGCTTACATAATCGGTACCAAGTAAACCGGTATCTTCAACAGCAGAGAGCGCTTCCGTATACGTCAATGTCGGTTTGACATCAAAGAAGCCATCAATCAGGCGATCAGAACAGATATTACCTAACGCGGTGATCGCCGCATTGTCATAGCAACCCAGGCCGAGAACAGCGGTGTACATGTACGGCGCATTGTTCAGCACCTTAACCGCACGCAGGTAGGCTTCGGTGGAGATTTTCGACTGATCGCCGTTGGTACCGCCAGTGAACGCCAGTGATTTTTTATTTGTTACTTTCGCGGTCGAAATCAGCTCTTCATTAACAACCGCGCGCAGATATTTAGAACGGGCTTCCAGAGCCGTAGGCAGATAACACAAGCGGCCCATGTCATCTTTCGCTTCTTCCGCCAAAGACACAGTGTGTGTCTCCAGGGTCGTTACCACACCGAGCGAAGTCGTCTGGGTCAGTTTTAAGAGGAAGCGTTCATTACCTGCGCTGTCCGCTGTTGCCGTTTCGATGGTTAACTCACGGGTAGGTGAAATACACGGATCACCATCATCAACGTAGATAGCAAAGGCTTCGCCGCTATCAAGTTCAATTTCAGAACCGTATGGCAACGCACTGTAAGCTGGTTCGCCTGATTCATCGAACATAATAATCGGGAACTTCGCATCATCCGGAACAGCACGAACAACATAACCAGACGTTTGCTGAATAGCTTCGTACACATGACGAATTGGTTCGAACTGTGAGCCGGAAGACGGCTTCAGCGGTTCGCCGAGAACATCTTCGTAATTGGACTCAGTAACCGCCAGAAAAGTAAACGGCTTGCCACGCGCAAATACGCCAATACCAGCCCACAAGCTGCTATTTAATGCAACACCGGTAGATAACGTCGCATCGGCATTGATCGGGCTAACCGCGACGCCGGATGCATTACCTAATGACTGTTGAATTGAATATTGAGACATAACTTTCCCTGTTATGCGCCCCGCACGGGGGCGCTATGTTAAACGGAGAACTTCCCCTGATTACTCAGAGTCACCGGCATCAATCGTGTCGCCGCTTATGAAGTTAAGCCCGCCTTTTTTGGCCATTGTCAGCGTTACACGAGTGAAGTAATCAGCGCCGTTGCGTGGGTGCATATCGTTGATAGCCGAACCCCACAGCGTGGTACGGTTGACCAGCGCCGGAGTGGTCGGATGCTGGAACGGGATGGCCGGGACAGCATCACCAGTCACGAAGCCTGCTTTACCCGGATTTTCATCACGGACGTAGCACAGCACATCCATCGAGCTGAACTGAATGTTCTCTGTCGTTAAGTTCTTACAAATACCAGCAGGTACTTCGTACACTTTCACGTTACCGAACAGGGTACCGATGTAGTGAACATACGGAGTCTGGATATAGTCTTCGGCTGGCTGGAAGAAATCCTTCGGCAACTGTTTGAAGAAAGATGCTGCATCAGCACCAGCAAACATCCCCATCGCACCAGAAGATTTAACGCGCTCAATAATGTCGCGATATACAGTCTGGAATTTGCCACGAATGATGGTTGCCCATACATCAAAGGACTGGTTAACCGGCAGAGCGATGTCAAAGGTGTCGTTCGCAAGAGTACGCCAGATCATGATGCGAAGACGCAGCATATCCTGTTCATGAGACAGGTATTCCTTCAGGGTGCGGAACTGTAGGGAACCCAGGTCCAGACCAAATTCACGCTGTGCTTCATACGCCGCCTGTACCGTGTGCTCAGCCGCGATAACGAACTGGCTTGGAAACAGGGTGTATTTCTTCATTTCGTGGTTGATCAGCGGGATCAGCTCAGGAGCGGCTTCAATATTGATTTCCGTCTCAATTGCGATCTCAGTGCCTTTATCCGGCGCTTTGGAGAACGACAGGGCAATCTGACCAATGTTGTAGTTCAGAGAGCAGGTAACAGTGATTTGCTCACCAGCAGCATTAGTAAAAGAGTGAAGTAGGCTGCCGGAACCGTTATCAACAACAGACTTAATACGGTTAACGTAGATGTTAGTGCGACCTTTTCGGATTGGTACATTCTGGCCTTCGAAGTCTTCCATCTTGAAGGTTGCGGTTTTGCTGGTGCCATCGGAGCTTGCCACCAGCACATAGCGGCGGCGTAACTGGCTGTACACACCGACGGATTGCATGTCCAGAACATCACCAGCAGCATAAGAACCAAAAGAGGAACCTGCCACGTTAAAGACTTCATAGATGTCGGACTGGTCACGCGTAACCGGAATGAAGGTACACGCATCAGCGGTAGCTGCCCCCAACTGAACAGGCAGGATCATCGCGAGGAATAAAGGCAGACGCATAACACCGTCAGAAACGCTCATCATCTCTGCTGCGACGGATTCCAGCATCGCTTTATTAGTGGCATCCATGCTATTGCGGATGGACTCAATCAGGCAGTTTTCCAGCGTCTGGTGGCAGGAGGCCAGAATTTCCGGACGCGGCATAGATTTATGTGCTGCGGCGTAGTCAGCCAGTGCACTTGCCCACGCGGTAGCAATTTGAGCGGTGGCATTATCAGAGATACCCGCAAAAATTGGGTCTTTACGTGCAGCTTCAAGGATAGATGCGGCACGCGCGGCATCATCTTTGATGAATTGGTTATCAGTACCGAACTGTGCTGTACTTGCCCAGCCAAGAACGGCTTTAGAGCGTTTTGCGATATCTGCAATACGATTCTGGTATTCGCGTAAGTTACTCAAGTTACTCTTCCTTAAACACAAGGCACTTGTGTGAATCCCTTTTCGGAAGAGATTTTATTGAAAGTCACTTGTTGACTTTCTCGCGAAAAGTAATTTTTTAAATTTTTTGTGCGGGGAAGTGGACGGTGAATGCAGGCGTTAAATCGTGGGAATTTCAGTCTGAAATTCTCCTAAAAAACACATGCAAATCATAATGTTAGCAATGAAATTGGTGCGGGACATTTTAGGAAGGGGAGGGGCTAACACCACCTCCCACCAGCGGGATTATTCCCCAGCAGACATTTTCCCAATGATTTTTTTTATTGCTTCGTCAATTTCAGTTTGCACTTCAGACGGGAGTCTGGAGAACTCGTAGGCGACAACCCGTTTTTTCGGATCGGACTTCTTTCGAGCATATTGGCGACGGTCAGAGAAGTCTCGCAGCTTCTCAACCACCACAGATTTAACCGGCGCGGGCTTCAGGCTTTTGCTTTCCGCTTTGAAGATAGCCAGTATCTTCGCTTTATCCTCTTTCGCGCCCTCAGTCTCTGCAATTCGTTCGCGCACCGTATCAACCAGCTCTTCAATAGGCACGCTTTTAGCGTTGGCATCCTCGGAGATCTGGAGCAGTAACTGGTAATCTGGCAGGGCGAGATCGCTGGCAACAGGGAAGACAGCAATCATCTCATCCGGCACCGCTGCCGCCTGGAACGCGCGCGTAACTTTAGCCTTTGAAATGTTCTCAGCGCGGGCGATCTCTTCTTTGGTCATGCTCTTACCATACATAACCTCGAAGCGTTTACCCAGTTCGCGCAGGGTGTGTTCGCGGGCTGTCTGGATATCAATGGCCAGCTGGCGTGCATCCGCCAGGCTGATCTCATCTTTCGTCACCAGAATCTCAAATTTCGTTTCATTGAAGATACACGCAGCGCGGCGACGTGATCCGTCCAATACCTCAATGCGCTCCCCAACCATACGACCGATAGCCGGGAAGAACTGTTGCAATTTAATGGTGCGGGAAATATCGCTTACCGACTCAGGGGTGAGCAGAGACTGATCGCGGCCGTTAACTGCCGGGTCAACGAACGTGCGCGACTCAATCTCACCACTCAGCACAACGGTAAGCAAAAATTTAGCCTGGCGGCCAGATTTTAGGGTAAAGGTTTTGGTGCCTTCACTGCCTTCAAGCATGCGAGCAAACTCGGAGCTATTCTTGCCCAGCACTCGTCCACGGGAAACTATTTTTTTCATGCCGCCTCACCCCTAACAAACTCAATTCGATCAAACACAGCCTTAGTGAAACGCTCGGCCTCGGTTCGTGCCTTCTTCAGCGCCTCTGCACTGCCTGGATACGATTGCGGGTTGGCACTGATTACGGTGTCGAAAGACTCGCCGCATCGCTCAAATCCATCCAGACGAGGCAGAGAAGAGTCCAGAATGTTGCTGGCGTAAACCTCACGCGCAAGGCTGTGTGATGTCTCGTGATCGCGCTTGCCGGTCATCTTCGACATAAAACCAATGCTGGCGCTTAAACGCGGTTCTACGCCTTCCTCCTCCAGTTGCTCCAGCATTTCTGGCAGACGGGTGAGATATTTCAGTGTTGAGTGGAAGTCAACCTGGGCTGGTGGGGTAGGGGTAAGCAGCAAATCGCTGGCCGCCAGACCGTTGAGCAGGAACGGATCCAGGTGTGGACCGGTATCAATAAAGATAAAGTCATAATCATCCGCAACACGATCAATGATATTGCGTCGAAGGATTTCGTACTGATTTTGTCCGGGAAGATGCTCTTCAACCAGCTCTTTCCATTGGCTGGCAACAAAGCCATCGTCGATAGAGGCTGGAATCACGTCTACGCCAGGAACGATGGTCGGACGAATCACCTCTTTGCGTAGCGTCTCCGCGTCCAGGTCGTTCAGCATCGCCTGCGCGGCGGTTTCCAGGATGGAACCAATACTGTGAGTATGGTCGAGGAACATTGTGCTGGATGCCTGAGGGTCAAGGTCAATTACCAGAATGCGCAGATCGTGACGCAGTAAATCCTGATGCACACGCAGAGCGTGCGCCAACGTGACTGTGGAAACCGTTTTGGATACGCCACCCTTCAGGTTTACGACAAAAATAACGTAAGGCGATTTGTGAATGTCGCGATATTTTGGGATCTTACGGTGGGCATAGATATCAATGACGTTCTGGATGGTCAGCGCGTACTGTTCAACGTTACCGACCTGTTTCTTGTTGAACTGGTACCCATCATCTTCCATCTCTTTGATGGCCTGCTCCACAATGCGGCGGCTCAGCTTCGGCAACTTTGCCACAGCGTTACGAGTGAACGTCTGATAATACTCGGTCTGATTGAACTCTTTGCGCTGATCTTCAATATCCTGACTCATGGCCTTAAGTAATGCGCTTGCACGAAGAGCTATGGTGCCGACACCGCCGTAATCGCGTTTCATCATCATCTCCTTATCATTTCGTATGAGTGAATTGTACGTTTGATTCTGCTACGTGCAACTTATTTTGATTCGTGCGTAAATTATTGCACGTAAAGAAATGGCGATGAGGCTATTAGATGTGTGCTGGAGGGATGATGCAGGACCAGAATGTGCGATAGAGGGAAGTCGCATTGAATTATGTGTTGTGGAGGGATCGCTGGTATCAAATATGTGCGCTGAAGGGAAAGATAGAAGATTAGATGTGCGCTGGAGGGAAACTTGGATGGTTAGATGTGTGCTGGAGGGAATGTCTGGGCAAACTGCGTGGCGCAACCCTCCAGCGCACACCAAAAACAGGAAAATGGGCAGGCATTCCCGGCAGCGCACATTTTTCAAATGCAGCTGCCCTCCAGCACACACTTATTCGGGAAGTTTCAGCTTTGGATTGCGAGAATGGACGATTACAAAACTTTCCCGGCCTTTCTTCTCAATTGAACAGTCGAGATAGCCGATTGTTTTAAGCTGTTCTATCGCTTTCTTAATGATACGGTTTTGCTCGCCAACAGCTGACTGCAAAGCCAGGCGCTCACGGATTCGCGCGAACGATAGCGGCAACGGGTTCTGCGGAAGGCTTTCGATGAAAGTGTAAATGGCTTGTGCAGCTTCTTTCTTCGGAAGGGCACGCAAGGCGTGGTGTTGCAACAGAACGCGATAATCAAGCTGGAACAGCTCCCAGAGCTTCGAATCGGCCTCCAGCTCTATCAGATCAAGGTCAGCATCAAAACGCCCGACCTTCAGCAGACCAGTCTGATAGCCGCCTTTAGCATCTTTTCCGCGCTTAAAAGCGATACCCTTGTTACGCAAGCGTCCAAGTGATTCATGAATGGTTAAACGCAGTTTCGCATCCAGACGTTTTGAGGGGAAACCACAGGCTTTAGCGAACTCCTGAAACGATAACTGGATGGTGTTTGAAGACAAGCCGTATTTGCTGAACGCGTAGATGACACCGATCCACGTTTTGAAATCAGTATCCATATCGAGTCGAGGACCGGTGATTTTAATATCATCGTAACCCTCGGCTTTAGCTATCTCCAGCTGGGAAAACGCTTTGGTGGCATCAATCTCTTTACTTTCTCCTTTGCTCTTTGATGGCTTCGGAACGAATACCCCCAAGCGCATCAACGCTACAGGCTGCACAGTGTTGTTTGAATTAACTGTTAGTTCTTTTGCCTTACTTTCAATGTCTGCGTAAAGAATATCGGAGATAAATGATTGATTCATATTACTTTTTCCGAATTATGTGGATAGTTTTTATAAGTGATGATAACTACCCAGGCTTTCCCGTCAGCACACATCCTATATCCCGCCAGCACACATTAGCAACCCGTCAGCACACATTTTTATCCCGCCAGCACACATCGTTTTCCCTCCAGCACACATCGCGATACACTTCTAGGCCAGACGTGGCGCGGCCTGCAACGATCAGGGATCTATATGGATCTAATTGGGATCTGTATGGACCTAATTATTGGATCTATCCAGTGGATAATGTGGATAAGTGAAAAACCGGCCAACAAAGCCGGTTGGAAGGAAGCTGTATTATTCTATGCTTTCGATGAGAAGACCATGTTCACGTATAGGAAATTG